AGCCCTGCCGAAAAACGCAAACACAGGCTGGGCGCGGGTTTGCGGGGAAGTGAGCGGTCACTTCGCAGGGTCGGCTGAGTTAAGTAATTTTACAAGGTCAGCCTATGATCTAACACCGCGTGTACCAGAGACAAAGTAAACAGTCAAATACAAAACTTAGATTGTTAGGAATTCTTAATGAATTCAAGGACTTACAAGGGAATAATCTACGTGAGGCAAATAATCTAGTCAAGTTAGGGTATCTACACACTGCAACATGTAGCCGCACTCCTTAACTTTACAGTGAAAATCGCCCATGAAAGGGTATATACATAAATTGTTTAGATTATTTAGATTATTTAGATTGTTTACACTCTCTGATGGCTGAAACCCGCATGAATACTGGGTTTTAGCGTGTCAAGTTTAACCTTACAATGATCTAAAAATGCACATGTCAAGTTAGATTATTGCCTCATGCCCTTAGATTGTGGTGATATAGCGCCCAAAAGTTCCGTGGCTGCACCCCCCGGCGTATGGTTTATATATAATACTATACATTGTAAAGTTTACAGGCAATAAAAAACCCGGCTTTCGCCGGGCTGGTGGTTCAGAACAGTGCCATTGCGACCCACAGTAGTACGTAAAGTATTGGTGCAATGATGATTGCTGCTATCTCAGGGTGCTTCTCGCAGAACTTTTCCATGTCTTTCTCCTGTAAAGCAGGGGATTTCTCCCCTGCTGTGGTTTACTTCATCTGAATCCTGACGTTCTCGGGTGGGATTCCGTCGTCAATCAACTCTTGCTGGAACTGTACAGCGTAGCGATCACGCTTGAACCAGCGAAAGAAGATTGAATCGCCTTCTATCCACTTGACCACGAACTGGTTGGACTCTTGCTTGCGCTTCTTGCGCTCGCCTTTTACATATGCACTCATGGTATTCTCCTTCATCGTGCGGTTAGAAAGGGAGCCGGATTGCTCCGGCTCCTACTGCTTAGAACAACTTGCGCTTCGCGGTCGTTGCCTTAGGCTCGTCGTCGGTCAGGATTTGCAGACCGTCGAGGCTGAGAGCCTTGAGGTAGATTGCTCCGCCTGCCATTGGGGGGACTGAGGTTTTGAACTCGTTCCCCTTGATGGGCTGCTTGACAACCTTTGCCGTAATGCCCGAGAGCGTGCCGTTCTCGTTGATACGGGTTGCTGTGATTTCAACCGTCACAGTAACGGGGGCAATTGACCGCTTAGCGGTCGGAGTGCGCTCACTCATGGTTTTCTCCTAACAAGGTTAAAGAACACCAGACTTGCGTCTGGATCGGTGCGTTGTGCATCGACAGTTCCAGATTGCCAGACTTGACGGAAATGTCAAATACGCCTGAAATCAGGGCGTTTGTGGGTGCTGGTCGGTCGCTTGGCTGGTGCTTGCTGGTGGCTGGCAGGGGGGCGTACATGGACTGGCGTTCGCATGCCCCCCCTCTATATTCCAAACCTCATAAAGCAAGACCCAAAAAAAGGAACGTGTAAAGTTAGCACTTCCCGATAACCTCGCTAATTTTGGTATAGACTGTTTCACATGAAACATGTTGACAGTTGCGTATCGCTCACACTATAGTCAGGTCATGGATACCCTACCACTACACCACACTAAATGGTCAGATAGGTTGGCGTTCGACATTGCTCTCACTTTGGAGGGTAGTGGGGAGACTTTGCAAGAAGTCATGGCCCGCCACAAAATCTCGGCTAACGACATCATCTTCTTCAATGCCGACCCGGTATTTCTGAAGAAGGTTGAGCACTACCGTGATGAAGTCCGTGAAAAGGGCATCACGTTCAAACTCAAGGCCCGGGCCCAAGCGGAAGAACTCCTGACAACTTCTTGGATGTTGATCCACGATCCAGCCGTATCCCCCGCAGTCAAAGCCGATCTGATTAAGTCCACCGTAAAGTGGGGTGGTCTGGAGCCAAAGACCGATGCCGTTGTGGAGGGTGGAGGCGGCGGAGTCCGCATTACCATCAACCTCGGGCCCAACCCGCAGGACGCCCGTACAATCGAAGCAGATACCACAGAGGTGACGGATGTCGCTGCCATTGAGTCTGGACAGTAAGTTTGCGCAAACCTTCGATGGGATGAGAGCCGCACGGTTTGTCAGTGCGAGCGAAGCACATAATATGGAGTCCGCCCTGCGGGAGTGCGGGGTGTCATACAGAACAAAAATCGTGAAGCACAAACGCCGGGGCCGCGAGTTCTGGGTAATGCTCGTGGAGGTGCAGCATGCTGAACATTAACTATACACCGCCGCCAACCGGTAAGCGGTTCATGGAGTCAGACGCCAAGATGCGTGTACTGATGGGCCCGGTCGGTTCGGGCAAGTCGGTTACCTGCTCCTTTGAGGTAGTGCGCAGGGCCAGTATGCAGAACCCCAACGCGCAAGGCATACGCAAGACGCGGGCTGCTATAGTCCGTGAAACGGCGCGGCAGTTGCAGGATACAACCATCAAGACGTTTCTGGATTGGTTCCCGCCGGGGCAGTGCGGCGACTACATGCGCACGACCAAGACTTACTTTTTTAAGGTGGGAGATGTAGAGTGCGAGATTATGTTCCGTGCACTGGACGATGCGGACGACGTTGCCAACCTGAACTCCTTGGAGTTGACGTTCGCGTGGTTCAACGAGTGCCGGGATATTCACCCGGATATTGTCGATGCGATGTCAAAGCGTATCGGTCGATTTCCCTCCGCGAAAGATGGTGGGCCAACGTGGCACGGTATGTGGGGAGATACTAACCCCCCTACAATGGATACTTGGTGGTATTACCAGATGGAAGGCTTAGACCCTAAAGATGGCGTATCTCCGAACAATAATGGGTGGGCGGTTTACAAACAGCCGTCTGGACGCTCGGCCTTCGCAGAAAACATCGAGAACCTACCCGACGGCTACTACGACACACAAGGCCGTAGCGAAGAATACGTACGGGTTTACATCGACGGCGAGTATGGACTATCCTCGGCTGGTATGCCGGTGTACAAGTATTTCAGGCCGGACTACCATATGGCTAGAGAGAGGCTTCGCTATATCAACAATGGGGTTCGACCCATTATCGTCGGGATGGACTTGGGGCTCACCCCAGCGGCTGTCATCGGACAGCAAGACCCCCGAGGCCGCGCCCTCGTGCTGGCGGAAGCGGTCAGTTTTGACATGGGCGTCCAAAGATTTGTAAGGACGATGCTCAAACCCTTAATTTACGAGAGGTTCGGTGGTGCGCCCATACTGGTGGTTACTGATCCGGCGGGTATTCAGCGGGCGCAGACGGATGAGCGTTCGGCTGTGGACATTATTAAGGCAGAAAACCTGCGCGTTATCCCGGCTAAGACGAATAATGTATCGGCGCGAATCAACGCTGTGGACGACTACCTCATGCGACAAGTGGACGGCGACCCAGCCTTCCTGCTTGACCCCACCTGCACCCAACTCAAAGCAGCGATGATGGGCGGCTATAGGTACAAACCCCGAGGCGACGGCGAGATAGAAAAAAACAAACACTCCCACGTAGCCGAAGCGTTACAATACCTCATGCTCCATATCGCCTCCGTTGGCGAGGGGCATCATTTACCCCAGAGGCGGGAAATTCGCCCTGTTGCCAGCATGGGCTGGACTTGATATGATTGTTTTGCTGCTTTGCGGCAGTTGTCACCACCCACAACCTCCTTCAGTGGGATTACCCCCGGCCTCCGTGCCGGGGTATTTTTTTCTTGTCCAAAATCTTTGACAGCCTGTATACTTCTTGCTATGTTCACATTACAATATATAGTAGTGTGAGACTCAGGAGGATACCGGATGGTCAAGGTCAAACATCATAAGGACTACACTATCTTCTCAGACAATGAGAAGATGGACACCAGCGGCTTGGCTGGCAAGCCCAAGGAATACAAGATGTCCGAGTACAAGCCTCCAGTGATGACCATTGAGGACATCATGGAAGTCCAAGAGTACAAGAGCGCAAAGCGTCCTGATACCGAAACGGAGGACTAACATGGCAAAAGTCCTGTCACATACCAGCACCAACCCCAAACTTACCATCGGTAAGACCCCCGTAAAAGGCTATGCGGCAGGCGGCGAAGTCGTCGATACGCGTCCGGTTACGCAGAAGTCGCGTACTGTGTATGTTGACGAGAAAGGTAGAGCGGGCCCAGCAGGGACAGCGTATGCTGCACCTGTATCAATCCAAGTTGGGCGTGGCGGCAAACAAGTTGTGACGACACCTCGTGAGGAGTCGTGGAGTGAGTATGGTGAGGGTTTGGTTTATAAACCTTACGACACCAGTATGGAAGCCCCCGCTAAGGCTCCATCAGTAAGTTACGGTGAGGCTCCTCGTGTGTCTAAGATGGCAGATATTGCCAAGCCCGGAGATGTGCAGTACTACGGGGAATCTAAAAAGGCAGAGGCGGCGAAGTTCAACGAAGAACGCTACGCTGCGTATAACCGCCGGATGGAGAATGAAGCCATTCGTACAGGTAACCCGATGCCCGGTGCTGCTGCACCCAAGGAACTTTATTCGATGGTTCCTGCGCCTACCCCCAAAGCCGTGCCGTTGTATATACCTCCGGCGCGTGAGGATGCAGAGATTCCTACGACTAAAATCACAACGGACTCCTTGGTAGCGGCTGCGAACATGCTTACGCCAAAGAGTAAAGTTCTCTATTCTTCTGAAGCGATTGACTACATCAAGAAGAAGAAAAAGCCCGGTGAGGAATAAATGGCAGGATTAACCTTTCTTCGCGTAGTGTCCAACGCCGAACTTGAGAAGCAAGAGCAAGAAGCGGCGCAAAAGGCATTGCAAGAACGCCAGAACCAACCTATGGTTCTTGGCTTGTCCGAGCACATTCGGATGTGCTGGGATGCGGCGAAGATTGCCAAGAAGCCCATCGAAGATAAGATGCTCCAAGCCTTGCGTCAGCGCAACGGCGAGTACGAACCTGACAAACTGAGCCAGATTAAGCAGCAAGGCGGCTCTGAAATTTACATGATGATTACTGAAGTCAAGTGCCGCGCAGCGGAATCTTGGCTCCGTGACATCCTGCTCGATAGCGGTACTCCACCGTGGGATATTGTCCCCACTCCGATTCCTGACCTTTCTCCTTTGCAGCGTCAGGAAATCCAAGACATCTTTGCCAACGAAGTGCTGATGCTACTGCAAGAAACGCAGCAGGCTCCGACCAAGGACGAGATGCAGCAGATCAAGGAGATGGTATCTCAGGACTACCGCTTTAAGATTCTGCAAGACGCACAGAACCGTGCGGACAAAATGAAGTTGAAGATTGAAGATCAGTTCGCCCAAGGCGGCTGGGCTGATTCGTTCAACGACTTCATCACTGATCTTGTGACTTTCCCAGCGGCTTTCATCAAAGGCCCAGTTGTACGTCGTCAGCGTGCCCTCGGTTGGAAAACCGTGGCAGGTAAGACTGTGGTTGAGCCGATTGAACGTCTGGCTCCCGAGTTTGAGCGCGTTGACCCGTTCCGTATTTACCCCGAGCCGGGTATTACCCGTATCGAGGAAGGCTATATCTTCGAGCACCACCCTCTGTCCCGCACTGATCTGTCTGATCTGATTGGTGTACCGGGCTACGATGAGGATGCTATTCGTGCCATCTTGGACGGCGGCGCTGGCCCATCTTGGATTAACGAAGATGTGGAACTCATCAAGAATGAGGAGGAGCGCAAGTACTACTCCTACATGCGCCCGACGGATGTGTTCGATGCTCTTGAGTTCTGGGGCAAAGTCTCCGGCAAAATGCTCCGCGAGTGGGGCATGACCGAAGAAGAAATCCCTGACGAAGCCCGTGAGTACGATGCCAACGTCTGGATGATCGGTAACTACGTCATCAAGGCGGTGCTGAACTATGACCCACTGGGTCAGAAGCCGTACTGCAAGACTTCGTTCATCAAGTGCCCCGGCGCGTTCTGGGGTAAAGGTATTCCCGAGATCATCGAAGATATTCAGAACGTCTGTAATGCAGCCGCCCGTGCTCTTGTGAACAACATGGGTATCGCGTCTGGCCCGCAGGTTGAAGTCAACCTCGACCGTATTCCTCCCAACGAGGACATTACACAGATGTTCCCTTGGAAGATTTGGCAGGTGACCAACGACCCCGTTGGGTCGAGTGCGCCTGCTGTTCGCTTTACACAGCCGGAAGATAACGCTAGTACGTTGGTGGCTGTGTACGACAAGTTTGCTCGGTTGGCTGATGACCACTCTGGTATCCCGGCCTACCTGTATGGTGACCTGAACGTGCAAGGCGCAGGCCGCACTTCGTCAGGTCTGTCGATGCTCATGGGCGCAGCGGGTAAAGGTATCCGCCAAGTCGTGGGCCATATCGACGGTGATGTTATTAAGCCTATCGTCCAACGTCAGTTCGTGTACAACATGCGCTACGACGAGGACGAGGCTATCAAAGGCGACGTACAAGTTATTGCTCGCGGAGCAGTTAACTTGGCTGTCAAAGAGACTGTCAACGTCCGCCGTATCGAATTCCTTAACGCAACCGCCAATCCGATTGACATCGAGATTCTTGGTAAGGATGGTCGCGCCGCGATTCTTCGTGAAGTGGCTAAAGGTTTGCAAATGCCTGTGGATGAAGTTATTCCATCTCGGGAGAAATCTGCGTTCATGAGTATTGGTGCGAAAGCCCAAGCCTTAGCAGCGCAGCAACCATCTGGTGTACCCGTACAACCTGATGGCTCACCCAAAGGTGGCATGGACGGAAACACAGTCATGAACCGCAGTGGGGGTCAGCCATGATTCGGCCTGACGAACGGACTGTAAAGGCTTTCGCACTTGCTGT